AAAACGTAAAAAAGTATAAGCAATGACTGCAAACGCATGGACTGTTACAACAACGCACTTTGATACGACGCGCCGATGGGGCGCTAGGTTTGAATGGATGGGTACGGGCTGTATTTTGCATATCGGTGTATCTACCGCGCCAGCCATGCGGCTCTGCTTGTTCGGCTGCGGTATTTGGTTTGGTCGTATTCCGCCAAAGCCGAAGGTGCAGGTGTTAAGCACAAAGACTGTGACGCCCGGCGGTGACTACTCTAGCGGCGCGCTGGTGACAAAATGAGCGACATTGTAAAACGTTTGACGTTGTGGGCGGCTAAACAACCACGCGCAGACGGCGCGCAGCTGGCGTTAGAAGCCGCGGCGCACATCGAGGCTTTGCGCCGTGAGGTTCGAACGCAGCGCGCAGAAATTGCTCAGCACGTTAATGTGCGCAACGCGATTCTGGATATGGACACATTACCGGTGAAAGACACGCTGTAATGGCGCTTATTGACTTTGCGGAGTTTGTCCGCCGTTACCGATTAAAAACGTGGCGCGTTAATCGCGTCAGCGTCCGTATGGCGCATGTGTTTGCGCAGCACTTTGTACTGGGTTTGACTAGTGCCAAGACACACGACGCCGTAATCAGCCGGACAAATACGGTGCGGCAGCGCTGGGCCCTCAAATTGAAAGAGTTAGCAATTCGCGCGCTGTGGTTGCCAGTGGCGCGGCTGGCACATCCCGACGACGCTGATTTTGATTTCAAAAAGTTTCGGCTGTCGTTTCAGCGGTGTCTGTTCTGCCGTCCGACGTATATGTTTTTTCGTTGGAAAAAAGATGTGGCGTTGCGGCCGTGTAACTGGGCGCACATCTGTCCGTTTTGCTACGCGCGTATCAGTACGGCGCAGTATCGTGACGTTAAAAACAAATTACGGGCGCTGGGACGTCACAATAAAGACACTAAGCTTATTGTCACTTGCCGCGTTGCCACTCGATTTATCGCCGCGCCTGAATGGGACCCGCGCGTTGGCTGTGGGCTGGACGTGGTAAAGCAGTACGAGCGCTTAGTGTGGGGCGAGCTGCAGCGCGAGCGCAACGCATACAACAAGCAGACAAAGCAGCTCGGGCGTAAAACGATGGGTTCGATGTGGCGGTTGGCTGTTGTTCCACAGGACAATGGCTGGCTGATCGAGGCCCGGCAGTTTTTCTTACACGCCCCAAAAACAAAGCTGCCGTGTGTTCGTGTTCGCGGGAGCCGGGTAACGTATATCAAGTCACTCAAAGTCGCCGCGTGTTACGAACAGCCTGATACAGAGTTTTTCTATCTGTTCGGCGAGTTCAACAAATATCCAATGCCGCTGCTAGACGGCTACGATGAGCTTGTCGCTGCTTACTTGCGTGCCGTACACGGTATGCGACTACTGGCCGGAACCGGTATTCTGCGCGCTGTAGGTCGCGGACTTGTAGACTCGCAGAAACGAAAGGGCGACGATGCCAAGACCAAAACGCAGTCACCTGAGCGATCGGCAGCGGCAGAGGCGCGAATTGCGCAGGCGCAAGATCGCGCACGCGGACCAGCCATGGCTGCAGAGGTTGGAGTATCTGTGCGCGACTCTTTTTAATAACAATGTGCCGTCGTTTGCGCGCGCCATTGAACTAGAATCAACGCATCTTGGCAAAGTATTCAAGCGGCAGTACGCGGTGTCTGCGCAACTGCTGGCGCAGATCCTCAGTCACACGCATGTCAATGCTGACTGGCTCTTGTGGGGCAGCGGACCGATGCTGCGCACGCCGACCACTGAACATCCCGGCGCGCTTGTATTACCCCAACGCTTAAACAGCGCGTTCCCTGTTTTCGACACCCTTCGAGCGGCGACACCGCCGTGTGACGCCATGCCGCCAGAGATTGCCGATGCGCTGTGTTTAATCAAAGAAGTTCACGTCAACGCCGCAAGCCTGATTCACACAGCTCGCGTTGAAAACCAGCCGGTAATGTTATTTATTTCGGCGCCGGCGATTCATTCTGGCGCGGGTATCGCCGCAGTTGAGCTGCTGCGCAAGAAGTATGTCACGTCTGTTGCCACCACCGGCGCTGGGCTGGTGGCCGATGTGCGCTTGGCAGAGCGCGGCATGACGCACGACTTGAACTACGTTGCGCGGCTAGCCGCCAATCAGGGTCTTGGTTACGGCGAGGCCGCCGGGCGCTGGGCGTATTCTCCGCGGGCGACAACGGAGCGCAGCTTGCTGCACTCTGCTTACACGCTGGGTGTTCCCGCCACCGTGCACGTCGAGCTAGGCGAGATGGCTGGGCACATCTATCCTGATGGTCCGGGAGCAGAGATCGGCGCCGCGTTTGGTGCTGCGACGTACGTAGACTTTCTCGTGTTTGCGGAGCAGGTACGTCAGCTATGTCAAACACAATGTGGCGTAGTGTTGTTTATAGGCGACGCTATGCGCGGCCTGCAGTTGTTTCTTCAGGCTCGGTGCGCGCTTTCAGACAGCGAGCGCGCCCCGAATTTTCACGCTGTCCTTATCGACAGTCACGTTCAACCTTCTTTTGCGTCATATGTGAATAGCCATAACGGCACAGCACACAACATTTTAGGCACTTTCAAAGCGAACGTGATGACACTTTTAAACGCTTGTGACGGAGTATTCAGTGGACAAATCACCAAAACCATCAGTTCATGTTCGGGAGTTTCTAGGTAAATTTCGCACAACGGACGACCTTGGGCAGTTGCGGCTACTGGCCTGCACGCTCGAATTGTTTCGCCAGTCCTGCACGCCGAAGAAAGATCCGGCGTTCTTTAAAGCGCTTTGGCAGTTTGCTCAAGTTTCGGGCAACATCAACTGGGGCGCAGTACCTTTTTCAATTACGCAGGCGGCTCTTTCGCGCGGTATCACAGTCGCAAAACAATACGGCGCCACTGATCAAACGGCGCCGGCAATTGTTAGCGCGGCGCTCGTTCTGTTCGCCGATCTGATCGAGAACGGGCTGGCTGATGCGGACGTGCCGGCTCAAGATATCTTTGATGCCGTAATCGCAGAGGTCGCGGAGTCCCCAAAAAATCCGCTAATTGTGCACCCGGTTGCGCCTGAGATTTACAACGAGCGCATGCTGTCTCGGGTGTTCGCTCCGGCTCAGTTCACCGACACAATGGCATCTGCGTTGTCGGCTAGCCTTGTCAACTTTCGTGACAAGCTGCCCAGTGGCGAGCTAGGCCCGGCGTATCGTGGCATCTCGTTCGACAACGGCACCAACACACATTTTGTCTTTTTGGAGACAGGCGAGTTCTTTCAGGTCAGGCCGCGCAACTCGCCGGCAATCACCGGCACAAACACGGCTGAAGACTACGCGGCTATTTCTCCGGCGCTGCTGGCGTACATAAACATCGCCGCGCGGCATCTTGAGATCGCGGCAGTCATCAGCGAAGAGCAGCGCAAGCAAATTGAGCGTGCTGGGTATCTTGGTGAGTTTACAAAGCCCGTACATTGGGCTTTTGTGCCGCGTGAAGATGTGGCGTCGCTGGAGCGCGTTATTGACGGCGGCAAAGAAGCCGCTAGGCTGGGAATCACTGGCGCTACAGGGCCGCATGGCGCGTCTGTGCAAGTGCCTGTCCCCGGTACAGATTATGTTATCTCACTCGACGCTTCGGTTTCGTCAACCGGGCCCTATGTCGTAGCGACACTTTTGCACTCTGGCCGCGTAGTCATGCGGCTGGAACGCCCAAGGCAATTCTCTGCGCGCGGGGTGTACCTGTTCCCGCTCACCGACTGCGCTGTTTCATTGACCGTTATTTATTAAGGCAACACCATGTACAACGAAAATTTTGACTTCGGCGGGTTTATCGACGACGAGAACCCGTACGAAGAGGACAACGTCGAGGAGGGCTACGAAGAGTATCTGACCGTGGAGGCGTTGCTGTGCATCAAGTTTGGCGATCAACGCGGGTCAGCAATCTACAAACTGTTGAAAAAGTACGCTCAGCGCGCAGCGGAAGCGGCAGGAGACGGCGGAGATCCGGGCGTACTGTTTGACGACGATGGCGGCGAGTTTGTCAGCTTCAACGACGTAGCGGCAGGAGAAGAGTAAATACACGGGAGGGCGAGCCGGCGTCCCGTTTCCGCCACAAAGCCGTTGCAATCATCGACGGCCCGGCACCCAAACCGTGAGTGGGTCATAACCACGAGCTGGCGACGCTTGTCATGACGGTATCCGAGGTGGGCGCCAGAAGATCGTAAATGAATGGATTCAATGCGCGGTTGCCCGATGGTGTAACGGTAGCACAAGAGATTTTGGTTCTCTTTGTCTAGGTTCGAATCCTAGTCGGGCATTGGTTTTAAACATGGAGGTTTTTTTGCTAGAGGCACAAACTGACGCTGCAATTCTGAAATTTGTGGCGCAAAACTACAAACGATTAAAGCGGGAGTGTGCTATTGCGCAGCAACAAACACAGATTCATTGCAGAAAATCTAACAACGCAAAAATACAGCGTACAAAAACCGCCGCGCGACAAAACCAGACTCATTTTAATCGTGAAAAATACGCAAAATCTTTTGTGGGCCGATGCGCGGCGCAATTAGGGTGCGGGCATACAAAAATTGTTCGCGCTAAAAAACTTATTGAAACGTTGCAACAGAAAAAAATTACGCGCGAAGTTGTTATCAAAATTATGCGTGGACAGGCTTCTTTTCGTGACGTAATTTACGGCGCTGGTTGTGTGTATTTGTTGGCCGCAGGCAACGTCATCAAAATTGGTTGCACAAAATTAGCGGCGGCTGAACGTGTTGCGCGCATTAAACCGGACACCGCTGCCAGCGGCGGCGACGCCACATTGCGGTTAATTGGATATGTAAAAACTAACGATCCGCACGCGCTTGAGCTTATGTTGCATCAACAATATAAAAATCAACGCGTACGCGGCGAATGGTTTAATTTAACAGATGACGATATTGCCGCAATTTTGACTATTAAACAGTGAGTTTTAGGAGCTTTTCATGGCTGATCGCTTTCAACTTGAGACGGATATCACAAACCTCTACAACATCGCCGACGATATTGATCTGGTGGTAGAGGCGATCTTAGAGCGCGACATGGATACGGATGCTGTCGCTAATGCGTTGCTTGGTATTTCGACAATGACAAAACTGCGCGTTGATAAGGCTTTTGATAGCTATAAAGCGGCGTTCAAGCTTGACGAGTTCAAACCAAGCAATTCGGACGACGACACGACTACGCGCGTAGAACACGGCGTTTACAATTGACTATTTTCTTGCCCGGCGGCACAATGAGGGCTGCCGCCGGGTAGAGGAGTCTGGTCGTCCTCACTAGCCTCATAAGCTAGGGATCGTGAGTTCAAATCTCACCCCGGCTATTCGGAGGCTGACGCTAGCTACGGAGTGTTTATGACAGGAGCTTATTTGCGCGTTGAGCGCGACGGTGAATGGCACAATATAGAAGTTGAGCATCTTACGGAAGAGGAGCTAAAGGCAAAGTTTTTAACGCGTTCGCCAGAAGAGTTGGTGGGCTGGTTAAACATGACTTGTTCATTCTTGCGCAGGCTGCAACCGCTCCTCGAAAGTCTCGAACGGGACGGTATAATTCAGCGCGCAGGCGCCGCAGATACGGATGACGCGCCGGCTGAGTAATTGTTAACAACGTGCGTGTGATCAAGGCTGCCGCATGTTCAATCCAAACAACATATCTAAATCAGAACAGCAGTTTATTCGGACGTACGTCGCGGCGATGAAGCGCGACTACCATCTGCTGTGGTCGGTTCTCGATCTGATGAACCCGACGCATCTGGGCGTCAAAGAGATTGTTGTGGCTGCTCGGCTGGCCAAAGAATTGCAGCGGTCGCAGGCAGACTTTGACGCTGAGTTGTTGGCGCTGCAGAAAAAGCACAGACTGAAACACAAATCATTTAGTCCGCCCGCGCCTACTACGGAAGATTTGGCGGAGCTTTTCACCCTGTCGTTTTTCAAAGTGATTACCACAACGCCCAAGGGCAAAAAGAAAAACGACGGGTGGTTCAGCGGCGAGCCAGAGTCGTGGAAAGAGATGGCGCATACCATCCAGTCCATTGATGTAAACACGCTGCCAAAAATAATCGGGTCGTACATTGCGACGTTGATAAAACTGTTTAAGCCGTTTGACTACACGCCGGGAATGTCCGATGTCCCGGTCAATCCTTATTGGCAGCTACCGCACGGTACAAAAAACAACAGCAAACTGTACAACGAAGAAGAGTATTTTGAAGACAATGAAGACGTTGATTACGAAAACGAGGACGACAAAGACTAGGAGCGGTGTGTGAGACCTCTTTTTGTGTTTACAGCCGACCTGCATCTTGAGGACGGCGCATGGTCTACGCGTCCCGGTATCTACGGCGACGCGTATTACAGTTTTAAGCAGATCATAGATTACTGCATTCGGCACCGCTTACCGCTGATTCTCGGCGGCGATGTTCTTGAGAAAAAAAGCAATGCCGCACGCCCGATTGCAAAACTGTGCGAAGGGCTCACAGAAATGCAGCACGAAGAATTAGAAGTCTTCTACATTCAGGGTAATCACGAGTATGACCGTAATGCTCCGTGGCTGAGCGTGCATCCGTGGCCTATACATATTCACAAAGTGCCGTACAACATTCGCGGCGCGCAAGTATACGGGCTTGACTGGCTGCCACGCGGAGAGATTCAGGCAGCGTTTAAAGAAGTACCGTCTAATACTGATGTCTTGATCGTGCATCAGGTATGGAAAGATTTTATGGGCAACGTCGGCCGCACCGAGTGCGAGTTGACTGACGTTCATCACGTGCGCACGGTACTAGCCGGCGATTTCCACGTAACAAAGACCGTAGAAAGTCAGAACGCGCAGGGGCAGCCTATTAAGATGCTGTCGCCCGGCTCGATCTGCATGCAGGACTGCGGCGAGGATCCGTCAAAGTTTTTCTTTGTAGTCGGTCAGCGTACAGACGGCATCGACGGATTTGAGTTTGCGCCTGTTCCGCTCAAGACGCGGCGGTTTTTGGACTATCGCGTCGAAGATCAAGAACTACTCGACAATCTTTGCGCAGAGTGGTTAGTTCGCGATATTAGCGCCGTTTGCTCGGAAGCTACACAAGCTGCGCATCCGACAGAAATTATTAAGCCGATCGTGCGCATGAAGTTCGATAAGCAGCTGCCCGACGCCTACATCCGGTTGGTCACGGCAGTTGGCGACACAGCGCATGTGTTCTGTGAGGCGCTGACCAACAAGTATGACGCCGACAGGCGCACAGGCACCAGAGACGGCGCCAAGAACGATTTGCTGTCCGCGCTTGGCGACCTGCTGGGTGATGGTACAGACGCCTACAAGTTGGCTGCGGCGTTACTCGCAGCCGACGACGCAAACAAAGAGCTTGATGTACAGTTTTCAAAATACATGACGGGAGAACCTAACGATGCAGCTCTTGCGACTGGAAGTGAAGAACTGGGTACACCACCGCTATCGAGTGTGTGAGTTTACGCGCGGATTGGTGGCGATTCTCGGCGAAAACGGTTCGGGCAAGAGCAGCTTGTTCGGGGCGATTCGGTGGCTGCTCACCGGCGAGAATCCAAATTTTGGCGTAAAGTCCGATAACATTTCGCAATACGCTCGCGAAGGTGAACCTGCGTACGCCACGCTAGAGTTTGAGCACAACGGGCATATCGCTGTTGTGACGCGGCACCTACTGCCGGAGAAAGAGCAATCCACGCTGCTCGTGGACGGCAAAGAAATAGGCCGCGGCGACAAGAGCGTAACCGCCGGCATCGAAAAACTGCTGGGTGTTGACGCCAAATTTATCAGCCGGTTTATCATCGTCTCGCAGACCGAGATTTTTTCGTTTATCGACGACAATCAGACCGACACTGATAAGTTTTTTCAGCGGCTGTTTAACACGTCGCGGGCGGACAAGTGCCAAGACGCAATCGGCAAGTCTTTGGCCAAACTGAGCATCCCAGAGATCGTGCATACCGCTGATGAACTGGAAGCACAGGCCAACGACGCGGCAAAGCGTGCGCAGGCGCTGGCGGAGCAAATCGCCCAGCTGCCAAACCCAGATAACATTCTGGCGCTCATGCGAGCCGACCAGAAGACAATTCAGCAGTGGGACGCCAGAGAGCGCGGCGCTAGTGAGCTGTCCAAGCTGGAAAAACAGCTTGAGCAGCAACAGCAAGCACTTGAAACACTTGTAAACTCTTCTGCCCAGTATGACGCAGATCTGCTGGCGTTGACGCAGGCGGCTGACGGGCAAGAATCAGCTCACGCTGCTGCCCGGGGCGCGCTTGGGCACTGGGCAAGCTACAAGAGCGTTGCGAAAGCCAAAGAAAATTTTCAGGCTACGCGCGCACAACTCGCCGCTGAATGCGAGAAAGATCAGCAGCCCGAAAAGCCGGGTTTGCCGACTGCTGAAGAAATGCGGCGCGATCAGCATTCGCGTGAACAACGTATCAAAGAAACCAAACGATTTATTGATATGTTTTCGGCAGACGGCTGCGCCGAGTGCCCCACATGTCATACGCCGTCGTCGCAGTTGGCGGCGCAGGTTGAGCAGTACAAGCTTGATCTCGTGAAAATGGAAGAAGACTTAGTGGAGTGGAAAAACGCCGCGAGTCGCCAGACATTCAAAGAAGGCGTGTGGCAGGACTGGGAAAAGCGGCAAAAAGCGCGCGAAGCTAAAGAACAGCAGCTTGACGCAGCTGAAAAAGACTTACTCGCTGTAAAGCCGCCCGAATCAAGCGAGTACGAGCTGCAGCAGGTTGTTGTAGATTATGAGGAGTTTCAGCGCGTCAAGAAAGAGATTGAGCCGTTGGCTCAGAAAGCTCGTGAAGAGCGGGCGCAGGTTAGTGGCTCCATCGAAGCGCTCAGGTCACGCAAGAAGCAGCTCGAAGAAGAGTTGGCGGAGATATATGTCACGCATGCTGACGCGCATCTGGCCCAGACGCGGTTGCAGCAGTTACAGGAGCAGCTAAAAACGCGCACGGGGTTAGTAGACCAGCGGGCGCAGATTCTGTTTGAGAAGAAGCGGTTTGACGAGCAGCGCGCAGAAGTACGGGCGCAGGAAGTTAGGGCCGGTAAGCTGCGCCGTTGGTCTGGACTGGCAGAGACCGCGCGCGAGGCTTTGAAGAATGCGCCGCGACTCGTAGCGCAGCGCAACCTTCAGCGGCTCGAAACAGCTATTAATGAGTTGCTGCAGGTGTTTCGTGTAAACTTTGTTATTAAGGTAGCCACGGATGGAACACCAACATTTATCGCCGAGTTCTTTGACGGACGACGACAAGTCGCTCAACGACTGTCAGTCGGGCAAAAAACTGTCTTGGCTCTTGCGTTTCGAGTCGCCGTCAACGCCATGTTTGCCGAAGAAATTGGTTTACTCGCGCTGGACGAGCCGACTGCGTCTTTGGATCAGCCGCGTATTCAGGCGTTAGCGCCAGTTCTAGAAAAGTTACGCGAGTTATCGACAGCAAAAGGGTTGCAGTGTTTGCTTGTCACGCACGCAATCAATCTTTCGCATCTGTTTGAATCAGCAATTGAATTAGAGGCACCGGAGTTACGGCATGTACAGCGTAGTTGACGAAAACGTAATTAAACTGCACACCCACACAGATGGGCGGGTCTGGTTTTCTGTCGGCATCGGTCCGGCTACAAACTCAGACCAGTTGTTGGATTCGTTTTTGTTGTCTCCTGTCATAAACGGCATGAGTTTGCAGGTACGCGTACTGGGGCTGCCGCAAAACGCAGAGCTTATCTCGGCGTTGTATTTGCGGCACTACAAGAATGAGATCAACCGCGTCGAGGTTGCGGGGCCAAACGTGCTGCATACAGCAGAAGATATCGACGATCCTCAAATCGTGCTTCGTCGTATGCGCAGTGTAGATGTTGCTCCGGCCGCCGGCGGTTGGCACAAACTCTCGACGCATGACTATCCAACGTACGCCATTCTTGGGCGTATGCAGCGTACAAGCTTTGTGTTTGACGACACTGCAAAAGCGTATTTTCGCATGCACCCAGCACACAAAGCGCTGGCGTTTATACCGACGTTGGATGTTGAAGTAGCGGCGCAATTACTAGCCACAATCGTTGACCCGCGATGGTATGTCGATAGAAAAGCACCTGACCGAGCTGCCAAGTTGGAGTTGTTTTTGGGGTTAACGCCGCAGGTACAAGACCGCGTTTCGACGCCGACGCGGTTGTTGCACAAAGGACGTGAGTTGCGCTGCGCTAACGTGTTACGTACGTGGAAAACAGTCGACTCCGCCGAGATAGATTTACAGGATCCGGCAAACTTTTTGTATCGCATTCATAAGGCTGTAAAGGGTGGTACAAAGGGTGACCTGCGTGCGTCACAGGCGTTTGTGCGCTATTTACGTTACAACTGGCTCGACGGGCTAGAAAACCGACAAGGCGCAAAAGACGGTTTGTTTGCGCCTAACTTGTTTTTCAAGACTCCGGCTGAGCGCGCAGCGTACGCTGAACACATGCGCAAGAAGTAACAATGACATGCAAGAAATAACTATCAAAATTCGATTCAACCGTGTCTGCCTTGGCGCAGCAAAAAAGCGGCGTCACGGGCAAGTCATCTTCTGCTTCGACCGTGACCCGAGCCAGCGGGTTATGTTTCTGCCGTCTGCGTGGCTGTCGTGTATGCGCTATGCTGCCAAGATCGCGAACCGGCATCACAACGAAGTCAAAAAAATCGACTGGTGCCCGATCGTCATGGGCGAACCTAGAAACGACTGGCGCCGCACGATTTTGACGCCGCAGGCCGACAATCAGATGCGCAGCCACTACGCGCTGCACGAGGCTTTTCGCCCCGGCGACATTGTGATATTGTCGGCGGTGCTTCCAGAGGAGATTTCGTTGGGAGATTTTGTGCACCTACTCACTTTAGTTGGAAAGTATCGGGGCTTCTCCCCGTTTAACAACGCGCAGGAAAAGTATGGGACATTTGAAGTCCTTTCCGTCGAGCCCGTCTCAGGACCGGGAAGCGACGGATAGCATGATCGTCCAACCTGTAACAATTACACGCGTTGGCAACGTTTTAACGCTTACCGGCGCAGATAACGCCCCGTTGAACGACGAGCTGATCAAACGGCTCACGCACGACCTGCGGTACTCGCATGTCGAGCAGGTTCACGGGCAAGCGCGCCGAGATCCGATTACTGGGCAGCGAATGTTCTTTCAAACGAAAGAATACAAGCTGCACAGGGTCGAGCGCGGGCATGTGATTGTGCTTAGCGGGTATTTAGCCCGCATGGTGAATAGGCTTAAGAAACTTGGCTGCCCCACGTTGCTCGTTGACAGATCTGGTCAAAGAAAACGCCCAGATTGCTTCACGCCGCAGTGGGAAAACCTCGACGGCCGGATTACGTTTCGCGCCCGACAAGAAGAATGCCTACGTACGATTTCTCGCGTACCGTGCGGGATTATCAAAGCCGTCACGGGGTTCGGCAAAACGACCCTGATTGGCGCGGCAGCGCTGTTGTTTCCGAATGCCAAGATCCACGTCGTCACCAAGTCAGTTGACGTAGCCGATCGTATCGTGCGCAGCCTGAAACGGCTTTTGCCGAAGGTGGGTCGCGTCGGTGACGGTTGGAAACAGTGGGAGCGCGTGACGGTGATCACGGCTGGCAGCTTGGCGCATTCAGACGGCGACGCAGATTTTCTGTTTGCTGACGAGGTTCACCAGCTTGCCACGTTGAACTTTTCCACTGCGTTGGCCGCACGGTATCGAACGAGCCGTAACTTTGGTTTGAGCGCAACACCATATGCGCGGATGGACAACGCTCATGCTGTGCTTGAGCCTATGTTCGGTCCGATGGTGTTTGAGCTGACCTACCAGCAGGCTGTGGAGCTTGGGTTGGTTGTGCCCGTGCGTGTGAATTGGTTGCCCATGCGGCTACGGTCAAACCCTGCAGAGCGCTACGGCAACCGCGTGGCGCGAAAGCGATACGGCATCTGGACAAACCACGAGCGGAATCGTATCATCGCCGAAGCCGTGCGAGGATATCCAGAATCGCATCAGATTTTGATCCTCGTAGAGACGATTGAACATGCTGTTCATCTCGGCGCGCAATTGCCTGATTTCAGTCTCGTATATGGGAACATGTCGCCGTATGACTGCGCGGGGTATCGGAAAAAGGGTTTACTGCCCGCCGATTACAAACCGCTTACAGACATACAGAAATACGACATGCGTTCTAATTTCGAGTCTGGACAACTCAAGCGCGTAATCGCCACGGACGTATGGGCCACCGGCGTTGACTTTGAACAATTAAACGTTCTTGTCCGCGCCGATGACCGCGATAGCGACATTGTGGACGTGCAGGGTCCGGGTCGTGTAAGCCGCATTTACACAGCCCCTGACGGCACGCGAAAAGAGTTTGGTGAAGTACTGGATTGCATGGACACGTTCGACCCGACCTTCTACCGGAAGAGTCTGGGTCGACGAAACAGCTATAAACTCCTCGGATGGGAGCAGAATTGGCATGACGCACAGCGCTCTTGGCGAAACCGCGACGCAAACAGCGGAGATTGATTCAGATATCTTGTCGGTCGATTGGTACCAGACTCTGACAGATACGCAAAAGCTTGCGTATATCAGGTACCAATACATTCATTTAAACGAGCGCGTTGCTGACTGGGAAGCGTCGGCTCATCTGAAACGTAGACCGTCGTGGGACGGCGGTAAAGATAACTTTGGCGTAAGACACACGCCAGTGTGGGGCAAAATTCTACGCGCCGCAGAACGCGCCGGCGCTGATCTGGGCGGCTGGGTTTATGCGCATTTCTCAGCGCTAGCCACAGAACGCATTTCGACAGGTCACCAGCGTCTAACTGAAATGCGCCCGTCTGTTTTATACAGCGCTAAATCTGCTGAAATTTACCGCGATTATATGACGCATATGCCGCGGATTCTTAAAGATCGTTTTCACGTGGCGGCAGAGACATTGCATCTGCGTATGGCAACAACTGCGATATACAAAATGCCGCAGGTTGCGCAGGAACTATACGTATTCTGCGACGAAAGTTACGTCACCGCTACACCGTTTTTTCGAAACGCATTTGCGGCGAGCCGTAACTGCGACAAAGCAGTAGAACGTTATTTGTGGAAAGCCGCGCTCGATTATGAGGCGCAGCAACGGTCATATGACGCGGTAATGGACGCGCACCCAGAATACAAATGGTGGATAGAAAACGACATTAAATTAGGCGTTGTCGAGATACGGCAGCATTGGAGAAATTACGATGCCGAGTGAATTCATGGATGAAAAGCCAAAAACAGTTGACGCAGTAACAGCGTCTGAAATCGGCACAATGCTTTCGGGTCTTTTGCGGTACCCAGCGTTGCTTCGCGATTCGTTGCGGGTTGGTCTTTCGCATAATCATTTCGGTCACTCGACGGATGAGCTGCCGTTTTATTATCTATTTGCCGCAACAAAAGAACTGCATGATCAGTTTGGCGCCCTCACGGCCGAGATGATCACAACTCGGTTGCTTGCGTGGCGCGATAGTGCGGCTGCCGGCACGGCGGCGCTCGCTTTAAGCGACGAAGCTATTGAAGCGTTGGTTCGTTTTGTTGACGAGTCTTTTGGCGTTACGCCGCCAGCGGAAGTTGAAGCCCGCGCCGAAAAGTCATACATCGAGGATATTGTTCGTCGATTCATTCGGGAGCGGATGGTCAAGGGTGAGGCGCAGGCAGTATTAAACACGGTAGGCGGCGCGCCCGAGAATTTAGAGGCGCAGCTAGCGCGGTGGACAAGGAAAGCCCAAGCGGTCGACGCGCTGGGTAAGAGCTTTGAAAATGCTGCCATGATGCCCGAAGTTGGGCAGCCCATCGCTCTCCCGCCGGTCGCTGTCCCGACGACGCTCCCGTTTATTGACGAGTATCTGCAGGGTTTTCGACAAGGTGACATTATTGGCGTCTTGGGCCCGTATGGTGGCGGTAAGACGACACTGCTGGCAGTTACGGCTGTCCGCATGGCGCAGCAATACGCCGCAAACTCGCCCAATAAGCTGTCCGTGTTTATCGGCTACGAAGACCCCGCCGAAAAGATGAATCCTACATTTTGGTCTGCCGCCGCGCAGATCGATCGCTCGTTATTTGCCGTCGGTCGCGACTTTTGGACCGAGCTGTCTACAGCCGACAATCTCAAAGATTACGACCGCGAGTTGCCTGTAAACAGAAACGGCGAAGTAATGTTTGGCGAGCGCGAACGTTGGGTGGCGGCTAGTTCGTGGTTCAACAACAACTTCATGTATCTGGACTTTTCGCAAAACGAAAAGACCGGTAATCGCGGTGCTGGCGGCGTGGCGGAGATTGTTATAGCGGTTGAACAGCTGGCCCGCGAACGCGGCATGGAAATCGGTTTTATCGCCATTGATTACTGCGGCGTCATGGTGGAGCGTGAAATGAACGCAAACGTCAAAACGAAGTACGCAGAGTCGCTAGCGCGGCCGATCAAAAATGCCGTGGATCAGTTGCGTGCGCGGATTGCTGTACCAACAGGCGCGGTGATTATGCTGGCGCATCAGCTTGCGCAGGGCGAGGTCAAAAACATTCCGGCGTATAGGTACGTCTCGCATGCCGACGCGTCCGGTTCAAAGTCATTCGCGGAGAACCTTCACGCGTGCCTCTGCGTCAACGCGCGCGACGAGTCGTGCCATGTATCGACGATTTATTGGTCTAAATTGCGGTATCTTCGCGCAGATAACCTCAAGGGTTTAATCAAGATTGATGATAGAGTCGCAGAGATTCGTCTTGTGAATGACGAGTACACTGCATCTGAAGCCGCTAAACGGATCATTCAGCGCGGCGACATCGCTCCGGTTACGCCGGAAGAGGCGCAGGCGCTTACGCGGCCGCGGTCAACACCACGGCGAATTATGCCGGTGGACACATTTGCTGAAGACATGATGTCGTGAGAGGAGTCAGTATGAAAATGGCGGTTTCAAAAGCGCCAAGTTCAAATCCCCTGAATCCCGTACTGTATGGCCTGCTCGCGCACAAATTTGGCGAAGTAAACATCGCAAACGAAGGTGTGCCCGCGCAGGTCGAACAATTTGATGATCCCCTCCGCCGCGGCAAATCTACATATCGCGGCAGTTGGGGTGAGTATTACTGCGTGTGTTGTCCGTTTTGTCGTGACCAGCGAAATCGTCTGTGGGTGAATCACAGGTACGGAGCAGACATTCGCAACGGTCGTCGGGCAAACACGCATCTGGTCGTGTGCTACAACGAAAACTGTCTTGATAAGCCCGGACGGCTAGAGCAGTTTGAAGATATGGTGTTTGGCGCAGGTCGGCGGGTTATGTTGCGAACCCCAATCAGGGCAGTACCGCTCGACACCGTACATGAAACGATTGAACCGCCCGGTGAAATCCTGCCGATCGAGTCGCTGCCGGAGTATCATCCGGCTATTGAGTATTTGGCGTCGCGCGGGTTTACAGATATCAAAGAGCTGGCCGATATTTTCAAAATCGGTATTTGCGTAAACCCGCGGCTGGACAAGCATCGGATTATGCACGGGCGTATTTACATTCCTGTGCATTTTCACGGGCAACTTGTCGGCTGGCAGGGTCGTGTAGTTGGAGAGGGTAAAAACACCGTCAAATACTACAACGGCATGCGCAAAAGTCAGGTGCTCTACAACTATGATAACGCGGCGTTACAGCCCGTAGCCGTTGTTGTAGAGGGTGTACCAAGCGTGTGGCGGCTGGGAGTTGCAGGCGTCTGCATTTTTGGTAAGACGTTATCTGCGTGGCAGTGCAACACAATCGCGACGACATGGGCGAATAAGCCTGTGTTCGTCATCCTCGATCACGACGCGCAGACCGAGCTTGAACATGTCGTTGCAGCTCTTTGCCAGAGAAACGTTAATGTCGTTCCGGTCATTCTCCCGGACAATCGTGATCCGGCCGATTATTCGCGCCCGGAACTGTTTGAGATGTTGTCATCTGCCGCCGACGCTGTTGACGTCACGGCTGATCTTTCGTTTTTGTTATGAGGCGTTATGACACAGGGTATTTCGCTCACGCATCGTCTGACACAGACGCTGTATGACCCGAACACAGAAGATTTTACGGCTGCGGCATACCCGTTCATTCCGCTTACGGAACCGGGTATGCCGCCAGCCGGTCCAGACTTTATTGCGCACGCCGTCGTTCTCGGCGACGAGATTGACGAAGCTAGCGCCAAGAAAAAGAAGGCTGTACCTGTCGGTACTCACCTGACAAACCTCTATCGCAACGCGCTGTATCGGCCCGACTTTCATTTGCCGATTTCGCACAAATCTTCTAAAGACTTGATTCCGGTTCCGTTTCTTCCCGGGCATCGCTGGGGGAAGCGCGGGGCTGCTGTAGAGACATATGGCCCGTGGCATAAAGCCAAGGTGATGGTCGTCGGCAAACTCCCCGGCTATTACGAGATGGAGAGTTTGAACGCGACGGCTGGCCCGGCGATGAACTCGCTTGCTGATATCTTTGAAGAATGCGGTATCGGCCCGGAAGCGTATGAGGATTGGTACGTAACATTTGCGTGCAAGTTTGCGCCGCCGATGGAAATTACGGCTGTACCGGCCGCGTGGATTAAAAACTGCGCAATTCTGCTGGAGCAAGAAATTCGCATCGTCCAGCCGGAGTTTATTCTGTGCCTCGGCAACGAGGCGACAAAAGCAGTCATGCGTACGACGGGCGCCATCACCGGCCTCGCCGGCCGCATCCTCGACGTCTCGTCCGTAGACACAGACGGCAATCCCCGGACGATGAAAGCGCTGTCGGTAATGCACCCAGCGTTCGTCGTGCGTAAGCCAGAAGTGACCGAAGACTTCATCGGACAGATCCGTCGATTTAAAGCCCTTATTCACGACGAGATTCTAGATGAGGAAGCCGTTGACCATGCTGACGTGTATACAGAAGCCGCGTTGGCCGAAATTGTTGACGAGATGGTTAACGATCCTGATCCAAACGCCAACATCATCGCAATCGACTGTGAGTGGCACGGGGAGTATCCGACGGAAGAGGGCGCTTACTTACGCACTGTTCAGATATCAAATAAAGACAAGTGGGCGCGCACAATTGTTTTGCGGCATCAGGGCGGCGCAGAAGCGTTTCAGCCAAATCTGGACGCTGCGCGCAGACTACTCACGCGGCTACTCAAAAGCACGCCCGAAAGAAACGTTCGTGTGGGTGGGCACTTTTTCCGTGCTGACTTGCCATGGCTTTTTGATTTTGGCGTAGATGTACGCCCGGAGTACGCTCCCGCCGAAGATCCCGATGACCGCATGCACGGCGGTTGGGATACAAGTCTCATGTACCACGCCGTCAACGAGTGCGCCCGCTACGGCCTCGACGAGTGTTCCATGCGATTCACAGCTGCTCCCACTTACTGGGAACCGCTTGATCACTGGAAAAAGAAATACCGCACTGATAACAAATTAAAAGCCAGTGAGATTGGTGGTTACGGTGAATGCCCGGCGCACATTCTCCATCCATACGCCTCATATGACGTCGACGTAACTCGACGAATCATGATGAGGTTTTACGGCACCAACGGTAAAGACGGCCTTATTGGGCGGTCTAGCACCGGTCACGATTGCTGGTTGCCGTACTGGACTGCGCACAACTCGTCGTTGGCATTTCTAGAAATGGAAATGACCGGTCTTGAAATCGACCGCAACCGCGCGGACGAGCTGACCACGCTGTTTATGAACACGCAGGAACGACTGCTGGCCGAGATTCGCGAAGAGTTACAGTGGCCAGCGTTTAACCCAAAGTCGCAGCCCCAATTGGCGATAGCGCTTTTCGGCCGCGACTTTGCCGACCGATACACGAACTCTCCGCCGATTCCAGCCGAAGCCCAGACTCTCGATCTGCGTCCAGTGAAGACAACCGGTAAGCGCCCTGTGCTGTGGAACGAGTTGTCTTATCGCGGCGTTAATCCCGAGACTGCGACGCCCAGCACTGATAAAGAAAGTCTTGGTATTCTCGGGCACATGAACTCGACTGCGGCTAAAATCCGTGACTATAAATTCATCAGTCAGGTGCTGCAGTCAGTGTTGCGCAAGCCCGCTGAAACAGAAGACGGAGAATACGAACTCGATGAGAACGGTAATTACACGTATGAAAAAGGTCTTGTCGGGTGCGTCCACTCTGATGGCAAAGTCCGTACGCACATGTTTCAAACCAAGGAAACAGGCCGAGCAAGCAGTAGCCGACCTCCCCTACAGAACCTTAGTTCGCGACGGGAAGACGACTACAAGCGCATCCTCGGAAAAGACAAGTACCAGCATCCCGTCCGATCAATTCTTCGAGTACCAAAGGGCTGCGTCGGTATCGAAACGGACCTCACTGGTGCGGAATTGGCGGTCCTCGCGTGGCTGAGTCAAGATAAAAATATGATCGAGCACGTTCGGCGTAATCTTCTCCCAGAGGATCACCCGGACCACTATGACATCCATAGTCAGCAGGCAGTCAAGACATTCCGGCTTAGCGGAGTTACGCCCACGAAACAGGGCATGGCTGACGCTGGTGTAAAGGGCTTGCGTGTGGCAGCCAAAAACGTGAACTTCGGTATTCCGTATGGCCGCGGCGCAGAAGCTCTAGCGCGGCAGTGCAAAGAGGAAGGTCACGACGTCACGGCCGATCAGTGCCAAGCGATGATCGACGCCTACTTCCAGTCTTATCCCGGCACGAAGTCGTTTCTGGCCGAGTGCCGTATGCGGTCGCAAGATCCGGGATGGCTGGTAGGTCCGTACGGTCGGTTTCGCCGGTTCATGCCGACGAAGGACCGCGCTGTACGCGGCGAACAAGAACGGCAGGCGCAGAACTTCCCGATTCAAGGCGGAGTTGCTGACGCCGTGTCGATTGCGCTTTACAACTTCTACAAGTACCGTGAAGAACACTCGGATATTGATTACAAAATTGCGCTGCAGATTCATGACGCGATTGTGTTAATTGTGCCGCTAGAGCACGCTGAGCGTTTGTACAAAGAAATTATTCCGGCGTGCATGATTGATGGTGTGCCGTTCTGGCCGCACAGGCTCGACGGCACCAAAATCGAAGTGGCTGCGCCTTACCACTTTGGTATGAGCCGAGACGTGTTTTTCCACTGGGGAGAGAACCTAAAACCCGAGAAATCTAGGGGTTTAGGTGTCGATTGGTTTTGTGACGAGAAGGGCTAGACAGAATGGTTTTGTCTGCTATAGTTGCAGACATCCACACAGGGCAATAGGGCCCTTAATTACATAGAAAGGTTTGTATGCCACGCTATAACGCGGCTAATTTTGCAGCGATTGATCCTGAGTACCGCAAGGCCAACAACATCGGTACTGGCGGCTCTAACAGTAAGAGTCGTTACGCCTACGGCAAACAGAACAACATTCTGATTGCAGCGGGCGGTGAACTCCTCGGAAACGGCCTCTGCCTTCGGCTGCTCCCCATCTACGAGGAGGGCAAAAATGGCGAAACGTTTGCCAGCTTCCGCGAGGGGCACGACAACGTTGCTATGGGCGATTGGAGTCGGTTGCTGACCTGCGCGCACTGGGTAGGTAACCCGGGCATCTGCTTCATCGTTCACGACGGCAACCCCGAAGTGAATCTGTACGAAAGTCCGCTGCACGTTCTGCGCAAGGTCGCCTACGACAGTTCCAAGGACAATCCGCACCCGACGCTGGGCCGGTTGTTCACCGAGTTGCTGTCGAAGGAGTTTGTGCGAAACTCGCACATCGGGTCGCTCAAAAAGCCCGAGAAGACAATGTTTATTTCGGCGACCGCCGTTTACGTTGACGAACACGGTAAGATTCAGCTGGGCGCGTTTTCAGATGATAACAAGCGCAATGCGCGCATCATCGGTTTGAAGACCAGCGCGGCTGAAGCTTTGCATTCGGCGCTCAACGTTCGCGACGAAAGCACCGGCGAGTTTTTAATCAACGATATGCTGTCACTCGGACCGGCGAAGTTGTTTACGATTTTGCCGGAAGCGTTCAAGAGTGGCGCCGCCAATCTGATCGCAACCGGCATCGAGGGTCCGACGACGTTCCAGTGCCCAAAGTTCGCTCGCGGGCCGCAGGGCGCTCAGTACATCGTTGGTTACCCGCACTCGCGAAGTGATTACACGCATTTCGGCATTCTCCATGACACGTTTAACGGTCAGGAGATTTCGTTGGAGCCGTATGCCGATCGCATCGTTGCGGAAGCCGGCACGTGGGAAGACTTTCTGCGCCTGCCGTCGTATGAGGAGCAGGCTGAAATGCTGGCTCCTGTGTTCCCTCGCGAAGCGCTTGATTTCGCTTGGCGTGACTTCCCGCAGTACCTTCGGGCACTGCCGAAGGGCACGTCGACGTTTCAGGGCGTAGAGACGCCTGTAGAGGAGCTGGAAGCCCCGCCGGCGCCAGCTCCACGTGCAGCAGCCTCTGCCCGCCGCCCGGCCCCACAGCCCGATCCTGTGGCTCCGTGGGACCAGCAGCCGGAGGCTGAAGTTTCGCCGGAGGTAGATGCCAGCGTTGCTGATATCTTTGCTTCGGCTCCGCCCGCGCCTCCTGCCCCGCCGTCGATGGCGCAGGCTGGACCCGCGAAGCGCGACTCTGCTGACATTCTGGCCCGGGCTCGTGCTCGCGCAGCGCAGAAGTAATCTTTTCGCTTCAGCTCCGGCACCACGTTGTTCTCTGGGTGCGTGCGTGCCGGAGCTGCGGCTTTTCATATCAGAAGGGAATTTATGGGCAGGAAACGTAAAGAAGATCACGACGAAGTTGATGTGTTCGCCCGCAATGGCGAGCATCCGGTTATCACGGAAGTGCTCAAGGCGACGGCGGAAGACCAAGATCCGCTGATCGGCTTGCCGCTTCCTACGCTGGCAGCGCGCTATCTGCTGCAGGCTAACATTTTCCCGCTGTCGCGCTTCACGCAGCTTCGCGGCGAGTTCAGCGCTGGTAAGTCCGCGCTTCTCATCGAGATTATGCGCTGGTTCCACATGTACGGCGGCGGCGCCATCATGATCGACACCGAGAACAAGGGATCGCCGACCATGATGTCGGGCCTATTCAGTCACAACCAGCAGTACATCGCTCGGACCCGCATCAAGACGGCGGCGAGCGTGGAAGAATGGCAGAAGCACTACATGGAGTTCTGTCAGGCGATTCACAAGCAGGTTGATGCAGCGAACGCGCCGGACCGTGTTATTCCTATCTGTATCGGTATCGACTCCATCTCGGCAGTCGAGGTCGACCGGCGCGTCGAGAAAGTAGCCGACGAGGGCCACGCCGCGGCCGGGCACCCGTATCTCGCCCGCAACCTGTCTGACTTCATGCGGACGGCGCTGGTGCCCACTCTGCGGCATTACCCGATTGCGCTCGTTGCGACAAACCATCTTAAGGAGGAAATTAACTCCATGGGGTTTGGTCCGCCCAAGAAGTACGCTCCCGGCGGCGCCAGTTTGGATTACTACCCGACGCTGATCCTCGATATGTCTAAGGCGTCGCAGAAGAACATCCCGCCGCGCTACGAGGGTGCGTCGATTCGTATTGCAGCGACTAAAAACAATCTGGGCGCTCCGGGGCGCAAGATCGTTGTTAATCTGCTCTGGTACAACGAGATCGTGCCGGCCGTCGATAAGAACGGCAACGAAACTTACAAGAATCAGCAATTCCATTTCTGGGATTGGCACACTGCGTCCATCCGGTTGCTCATGGAGCTGCAGGCGGGCGACGGTAAGCAGGTTCCGGGTATGGATCCCAAGCTGCCCGGGCTGCTTAAGCAAGTCTGCGATCTGGAATACAAGCATGGCACCAAGAACGCTGAAACACCGCTCGTCTTTTCTAAGGCGCTCGGTATTTCCAAGCAAGACGCCGTGTCGGAAGTTGAGGCGTCCATCATGCTTGAAGACAATCCCAAGGTCCTCGGCATGCTGCACGGCTTACTCGGCGTAAACGACTACACGATCTGCGACCCGGCGCGTAAATATCGCGAGCAGGTGATGGAAGAGTTAAAGAATAATCAGATGACCGACGTGCCTGAGCTTATGGCGGCGTCAAGCACGGTCGGCGAAGTTGTCGGAGCGGATCTGGATCCCCTTGGACAGGTAGATTAACTATGAGTGACGCGTCAACCGTCATAACAGAATACAGACCAGCCGGCCGCCCGAAGCCGGCTATACCGTTGTTGACACAACAGGCGGTACATAAACGGGCGGCCGGCCGGTGCGAAGTCTGCGGCAGTGTTTGCGGTATAGGCCAACGCCTTGAGCAGCATCACCTGCACTATGAAAATGAAGGCAACGAGCGCCCCGAAGATTTGCAGGCACTATGCCGGGCGTGTCATCGTTCACGGCATGTGGACGCAAATAAAGATTTTTGGCCCGATCCGCAGGAAATGCAGGCTCACTGGCGTCGCTTCTACGAGGAGTTGGAGGCAGAGTAATGTATGACGAAAACGAAAACGAAGACGAAGACGACGGCGTTATTGAGCATGAACTTATGGGCATGCAAAAAGGACTGTTTCAATTGGCCGAGTGTTTTGGCGGCCCCGTAGACGGCGCAAAGCTGCCGGTTCCTATTCCAGAAGCCGACACCATCATCAGCGGTTACGACCACGAAACCGGCGACATGATGCACTATCGTCTTGTTGAGCGTGCTGACGACGAGACGGGTGAGCGCAAGTTTGTGTATCAGTTTATGGAATGTGTAAACGCGCCCGGCATGAGCTTTGACGACTTTATGGAAGCAGTAGACGACTACGACGAAGAACACAATGCGGACAAATATGACGAAGAAGACGAAGAAGAAGACAGCTAAAGTCAAGCCGGTCAGCATCTCGATCTCGTTTACGCGAGAAGAAGTAGACTGGCTGGCTTGGGTGGTGCGAGATGTGCTGGAAACGCATCAATGTATACCAGCAGGTGAATCGGCGTGCGACAAAATCATTAACGCCGAAGGATTACTCAAAGACGTAGAGAAGGTGCTTCATGAAGGAACCAAAGTTCGGAAGATGGACGCACGTAAACGACAGGCTTCCCGGGCGCGACGAAAAAGTACTCGCCGCTGACCCCGTCACTCACGACCAGTTCATGGTGACTGGCGGGGAATTGGCAACGCGGACAGAGTTGCTTCTGTGGATGCCACTCCCGCCGCCAGAGTCTATTGCGAGCTATTTTGATAACAACACGGCGCCCTGATGATGGCAGATCCACGCGATCAGTTCTTCAACGAACTGTTTAATCAGGACAGTCAGGGCGCTGAAGCCATCCGGTTTCAGCGTCAGCTCGCTTTTGAGGAGCGCATTATTAAGCGCGTCTTCAAAGAGTGCGGCATTAAGATATCTGGTTGGGGCAAGATGGCGAACGAGTGCCGCGACATGACCGGCCACGACAAATTGAACTTTAGTTGGTTTAACTCGGAGTTTCACCGCTTCCCCGGCGTCTTATGCGGTCGGCGCATTCCCAGACTGCACGAACTGACGATAGCTGATCTGTTCAAAATCCCGAAAGACGGTAAAAACAGATTACTCGCCGCGGTGGCTAAAAACCTGCACAAGCTGGAAATCAATACAGAGCGCCGGTTTATTATGTGCTTTCCCGTAGTGCGGACAATGCTGTGCGCCCACAACCATATAACGGACGACACCGGCATCCCCCGAGTCCAGTGGATCTGCAGCTTTCCGCCAACCGTCAAGAATATGTTTACAGTTGAGCACACCGCAACGCTTTTTAACGCCATAGGCTCAGACTGGTATTACGATTAGTTCGGCACGGAGGCCCGGATGTTGTCGGCAACTACAACTGTGCGCAGCGTATTTGCGCCCGTGCCGGCGTTCTCGTTCTCGGCCAGCCAGCTAGAAGAGTGCCGGAAGTTTCTGGAGATGCGCTCCGCCAGCACGGAGTCGGTCCCGGTCGTCGAGGAATCCCAGTTGGTCATGGGACCCGATGGCAGCATTGTCGAGAACGGCTACCGGTTTAACGCTATAGGTTTCCGGGCGCTATCGTCTGTTTTGTCTGTCGGGCTGGCGCAGTTGTTTAACGAGCTGTCGGGCGAGAACGTCCGGCAAGTTCGTACGACTACTCGCGCAAACGACATTGCCGCGGCGGTCAGTATTTACAACACGACGCTACGTGTTAGATTCGATGCGTTGCGCGAGCGCACTCTGCTGGTGAACCACCGCGAGCGGTCAGTCGAAGGCTTTCTGGGCCTCGATCACCGCATGCTTGACAACAGTTTGTTTATGGAAACCGTCAGCAACGAACTGTACGATAAACAACCGCAGGCCGAGTTTTTTCGCGCGGAACTTCTGGGGCGAGAGCTGCGGCTGTATTTCATAGATCCCAAATCGCGGCGTACAGATATCTATACCGATCCGCGGCACACTTTTGCGGCTGGTTGGTATTTCTCAAACCGCGAAGACACGGGGAACGCGATCCGGGCGTCTACGTGTTTGTACACAAAGTTTGGCGCAGCGTTGTCTCCAGCAGGTAAAGGTGGCCGGCTGAATCATACCGGCGCCGACCTTGTTGGCCGTACAGCGATTCTGGCGTCCAACGTGGCCGAGCGCAGTATTGATATGACCACCGTGGCAAATCGCGTCTCAGCACTCATGGGCTTGTCGCTGGAATTTTCGCCAGACAAGACAACCATGGACGCCGCGACCGATAAGTGGACTTCGTACCTGATGAAATTCAAGGTCACGCGAGAAGACGCCAAACAAATTATCAAAAACACGGCAATGGTGGGTGCGGACATAGAGCCGCGCGACGCTATTGACGTTTACACAAAAGAAGTGCTTAGGCAGCGAACAGCCTACGACTTGTTTTGTTCCGTGTTGCGGTGCTCGCGCGGGCATTACCACACCCTGCGCGACCTACTGCAAACAACCGCGCTTGAATTGCTGCTTCCTGCTCCGAAAAGCAGAAAGCGAAAATAGTTAACCTCACTTATAGGGAGAGATTCAATGGGTAGGAAGTCTAAGGCAGCGGCGATGATTCAGGCTGACATGGTCGAGTCTCGTAATTCGCCGCTCTTAGTAGCAACGGAGAATTTGACGCCTGAGTTGCAGGACGTCGTTTCCGAAATCGACGGTCTGTTCAGTGACGCACAGGAAGCTAGCCTGCGCGCGTACTGGCGGATCGGGAAGCTTATTTCGGAGGTAAAAGGAGATCCAGAACGCTATCTGACGCCGGAACAGCAAGCGCAGCACATTGACGGAGCATCGCTGCTCATGTCGATCTTTGCGCCTGTTTACACCGTGGAGCAGATGCGCGGTGCCGTGAGCTTCTTCGAGAAGTACCCGAGCGAAGCCGAGATTATTCGGCTGCTCAGCCTACGATGCCCTGACCGCCCTCGCTGGCGGCTGACGACATCGCACGTGCAACTTCTCACGCAGATTCCCGACGACCAGCAGCGCGCTGCGGTCGAGGAGAAGTGCGCTGAGGAGGCTTACACGGCCCGCACGCTGGCGACTGAGCTGCAGGAGATGCGCGGTAAGCAGAAGACAAGCGGTCGCACGCATCAGTCGCCCAAGGGGCTCAAGCAGCAGCTTCACGATCTGCTGCAGCATCAGCGGCGCTGGATTTCTCGTTCTGATTCGCTCTGGTTGAGCGAAAAGCGTGACAACATTTACGACGACATTGTAAATGCTGCACCGTCAAAGTTCGATGCAACTGTTCAAGGTTACTTTACCGAGATCATCGAAAACTTTGAGAAGCTGTCTGACATCGTGGCGGATCACCGCGCGATGTGCGCTAAGGTTCGGGAGGAGCTGGACAAGCGCGAAGAGGTTGATGACGATACGGAAGAGCAGGAAGCCTCGCCGCGTCGCCGGTCCAATATGACGCGTTAGGAGGTTTTATGTTTTCTGTACGTAATGTTCCAATTGTGATTGAGCCCGGCGTTGGTGCGCTGGAGGCCGAGTTCTATATCAAAGATAATGAACGCGGTCATCGCACATTTCCGCTGCAGCTCCAGCGCCTCGAACTTAACGAGCAGGTTGTGGAAAAGTTGCCGTTTGTTCCGGCAACGCAATTTCCCCACGCTTTCTCGTTAGTCGGCGACGTTGATAAATCGGCGGTCATTGTGGTCTATGACTTTCTGGGTCGGATTGCCTGTGTTTACACGCGCGGCGACGATAAGTCGGCGTGGGACAGGTGCGACGTCGCAGACGAGCACGCAGGCAAAACGGTAACTCAGTTTTCGGTGCGGTTCAATTTTGCGTCGGTGAAAGAACGCACGACGTTTCTTGAACTGGTCGATAAGATGGTCAAAGACGCCAAGAAAAATATCGAGCCTGATTCACAAAACGTGATGCGGGTTTTGAAGCTTCTTGGTCGGTCGCGCGTGCCGCCGGTTGTCATGCCGGTTGCGGTAGCGAAGGCAGCGCTAGCGCCAGCGAGGCTATAAATCTTTAGTTGAACGGAGTCGTGTATGGCGGATGGAGCCGCTTCTGTTTGTATCTGCGTCTTATTTTACGGCGCAGAAAACAAACACTTTCAACTTGCGCAACGCGTGCTTAACGGCCCGATGCGCGAACTGGCTACACAAAACGTCTCTTTTCGTTTTGGGTGCAATGCCGTAGGGCCAGACACGACTCAATTTCTTCTCCAGCAGGTTGCTGATCATTTTCACTCAGCAACAATTTTTCACAGCACTAAAAACCTGATGAAGTACCCGATGATGCGGCGTATGTTTTATGAGCCGCTGATCACAGAACCGATTACGATGTGGTTTGACCACGATTCGTATCTTGAGCCAGCAGATGACATTCACAACTGGTTTGCGCGTGTAACAACCAACGTAAACGGGTGCAACCTCGTCGGGTCGGTCGAACGGGCGAAACTCCCAGATGAGCAGTTGCGGTGGATGCAACAGCAGCCGTGGTTCAATCCCGCGTACGACAAGACTTATCTGCCGTATGTAATTGGCGGATGGTGGGCAATCAAAACAGAGCTGTTGTACCAGTTCGACTTTCCGCCGGTAGGATTTCAACAGAAGTATGGCGAACGCGTTCTTGGCGCAGCATTCAAGCATCAAGACATTCGTTTTTGTCATTTTCGTGAGGGCGTGAAAATCAACGTCAACGATTCCGGCGTAGAAACTGCAGAACCAAGGACTATGACGGCATGAAAGTTTCTGTAGCCCGTTTAGATATGAAAAAGACCCGAGAGCGCTGGCCGGAAGGCGTTCCGTTTGAGCCGGCCCTGATCAAACCAATTGACGAGGTTGGTGGCGCTAAGTGGCACATTCTGGACGCCGCCTACAACCCGGGCGAACAGCCTGTATGGGCTTTTTCCGAGCACGACGAGTATTTACGAGTTCCGCTTTTTTCGTACGATCTTAATCCGGCAGCAGATCTTGCTATGGCGTTTCTGTTGCAGATCGGGTTATCTTGCGCAGCTTACCTGCCGCGACCAGTTCACCACTTTTATGTGGCCACTGGAAATCCGGTTGAGTTGCTGTATGATCCCGATACCGGGTTGAACAGCGGACTACGTTACTGGTTTGGGTTTGCAGTTAAAACACTTTAAGGACGAAACAATGGCAAAGACGACGATTGTAGACGCAGTAAGTGAAGCCAAGGGCGCCGCTTGCAGCACCGGCGGCACGACTAACGTAACAGTGCCGATCAAGATGGACGCGTCAGCGCTGGCAAAGGCATTGCAGACTGCTGCTTCCCAGCCGCAGACTATTAAAATAAACCCGTCGACGTTGATTAAGGAATCGGCTGCGCGGATGGAAGAGATGTACACCCGGTTTAACGCGTTACGACAGATCGGCGCGGAACTCCACGGCAAAACATTGAGCGACCCGATTCCCGAGACAATCAAGATCGAAGATATCGCGATTACGTTTCGGCCCGTCAAAGACGGTAAAGAATTGGAGCCGGTTGTCGCGCATATCAAGCATGTGGTGTGCGTCGGCGATATCGCTAATTTACTGTCGAGTGAGCTGGGGACGATTATTTTGTCGCTTGAGCAGGAAGCGCTGGCTGTCAAAGAGACCGCCACGACAGCCGAAGAGACCTGCACCAAAGCCCGGCAGCAGTGGGAAGCCAACAACCCTGATCGCAAGGTCGTGGTACGTGGTGACGGCGCCGGGCTCAGCACTGTACCGGCAACCCCGGAACAGCTTACAACGCCTGCGGATGTAACATTGCGGGGCGCCGATGAAACGCCCTCAGTTTAGTTATGTGCGCTTGCGCCAGTGTCGCGACAAACTCGCTGAGCGCGCTCTTCGGCCGTACATCGACGCAAATGTAGCCGGAGAGACGTTACGCGACATTTGCCGCGACGTGCTGGCCGAGTTACCATCTGCTGTGTCGCAGCCGGCGGTGTTTGATTCTGTCCGTGCGTTAGCCGGCACGCGACTGTCAAAGCGCGCCGCGTACGAGTTGGCGTGGCGACTCGCCGGTAATATTGAAACGCTTAAGGCTGGGCTTCCGGTATTGCCGTGGACGCGGCAACTGGAAGACGAGCTTGTACCGGTGTGTGTCGAAGGCGTACGACCGTATAAACGCAAGACAGTCTCGGGGTATTTACTTGAATGTCGCGCAGTCGGCGGTTCGCCGGCGGCTATGTTGTTTACGCAGTTTTTCTCGCAGAACAGTTGCCGGGCGATTTCTCAAACGCTCGGCTTTTCCGCGCCGTGGGGCGCATATCCGTATACAACGGCTATGCACTTTTTAAACTTGCTATTCTTTGCGCATGTCGAAGCGGAGCGGAGTCGAGAACAACCTGCGTTCTCGAAAGTAAGCGTCAGCAGCAGCATGCAGCGCGATAACCGCGGGCTCATCGAGGTGCGTACGCGTGCTCGACCGTGTCCCGATGGTTATGAGCATTCGTGCTTGCACTGCTGGCTGGGCGCAGACCAGTGCATGTTTGCTACCCATCAGCGCACGTACGTAACCCGGTATTGCGAGGCGTGCCAAACAGACGCGTTTTTTGACCCAAAAGATTCTGGTTTGCTGTGTATCCGCTGCCGACAAGCGGCGTCGCGGCAAATAGAATCTGCGCCATAGAAAGGACGTTATGAGCAGCATTGGTTATCGCCAAAAAGGCGACAGCGGCCCGTTATACAACCCGGAGCGCGACTACGCGTACATCACGCCGACGTTGATGGTGCGTGCAATTGAGAATCTTGACTCCGCCGCGCGCACTGGTGACGCGCTCGCTTGGTACGAAGAACACAACATCTCGCAAGACGAGATTGTAAAAATTGCGGAAGCTCTAGCTGCCGCGCAACGTGATTTTGTGAACGGCGCTGACCCAGTGCGCACGTTTGAACAAGCGCTGAACCGGCGCGACTTCTTTGCGTTTAGATATCCAGTAAGGCTAGCGCTGTTTGCGGCAATCGGCGAAGTGTTCTGCGCCGCGTGGTTTAAGGGTGTTCGCGAAGTATCTGTGATCGGCGAAGAATCTCCTGCCGCTGTCGGCATGGCGCGTTTTGCCGCGACGGTTGTTGAGTTCGCAGCGCGCAATGGTACACCGACGTACAACGCCAACTTTATGGCCGAGCATTTGAAAATGGTGAACGACGTATTGCAGACTCGGCTCAACGTGGTGTATAAGGAGTTGCAAGATACACAAGCAAAACTCAGTGAGACCGCCGCGGCGCTTGCTGAAGCGAAACAACCTAAGCCGTCGTGGTGGCGGCGATGCGTTGCTTGGTGTTTAGATATCTTGCCGGCGTTTACGAATTAAGTCAGGAGCGTTGCGTGCCCAAGTACAGAATGTACAAAGACCCCAAACAGTTTGGGGCGAAGCTGGATAAAAAGCCGGCAGACGCAATTCGGTTCCTTGGGCTTGATTTAGGTAGTAACTGCGGCGTCGCGGTTTACGACTTTATCCCCGGCAAAAAAATGCTGCAGGAAAAGCTGCAGCTGTTTCAGTGGGATCTGTCGGTACAGGGTCTCGAATCAGGAGCGTCGCGTTTTGTGCGGCTGCGCGCGTTTCTCAATACCGTAGCGCCTGACGTCGTTGGCTATGAAGACGTCAAATACACCCCACCGCGCGAATTCTTTGTAAACAAAAAGTTCGGCATTCCCGCGGTGCTGTCTCGCGTGGCTACCGCCTCGGAGGTTCTGGGTGGTATGAAGGTCACAGTTGCCACGTGGGCCGAAGAGGCCGATTTAATATCTACTGGTTTTGCTATCAGTACGATCAAGAAATTCGCGACCGGTAACGGCAAATCGAGTAAAGAAGACATGATCGCCGCCGCTAACAAGTCTCTGGGCGCAGCGTTTGACTCAGCAAAGTACAAATCGACTGGCATTGATAACGTTGTAGACGCTGCGTTTGTGTTACTGCTGCTGATACAGACAACAAACGCCGGGCTGACAAACGCAAAAAAACAGTGATGCGGCATGAACCGGCCGAACACCTTTGTACAAATTGACGAAATCACCGGCGCCGATTCTATTGCGCCGCTTTCGTGCGCGGACGCCCTGAGTCAGCGCGACAATCCGCTTGTGTTGTTCACTGCCGCGTTACTGTTTACGCGCGGCGGCTTTGACCGCGACCCGGTTGTCGAATTTGACGCACGCTTTCCAGCCGACTCCGATGACCTGCGGCCATTCTTTGTCGATCTTGCCCGGGAGCACCAGCGCTTCTTTTCTGGGTTCGGCGTCATTCCGGCGCCCGGCAGGCAAAAGCCAGTCAACTGGGATAAACGGCTGTACTGCATTGACCAGCGGCGCAAAGACGAGTGCTTTGAGTTTCTAGGTGGTATTGCGTATTCCAACCCAGCGGCGCAGTTATTTGCCAATTCGTTTTTGCAGCCGGTGATGGTACCCGATCCGACGTCGCGTACCGGGCAGTTTTTAGAAATACACGTTGCCGGCGTTATGACCAACAAGTTTGTGTTGTATGCTGAGCCGCAAATAAACGCGCCAGCGATTGCGCGACAGGTCAGCACCGCCCAGCCGCACTTGATTCCGCACAGTATTTATCAGGCCGGCATAATGAGCGGTTTCAACGGCAAAGACCCGCTAGATATAAGGGAGTAACATGGACGACGCGCCCACACCGGAAACCGACGCTAAGCCAGAGCACTATTACGCGGTTATCCTCACACCTGAAGGTGACTTTAAGGTTGAGGAATTTGACGCGCTGGATAAACTGACTGCGCGGCTCAAAGAACTAGTGAACCGAGACGTCAGCGTGTTCAGCTTTGCCGGCGTCCGGTTAAACATATCTAAACCGCCGTTCCGGCATCTGCTTACGCCGTGGGGCAACCTGCCGCTGTTTGATATTTCGGCAGACAGCCTTGAACCAGACGAGACGGGTTATCTCGGCGTCGACCCGGTGCATCTCGAAGCGCCGCCGGAAATAAAAACACCGAGCGCGCCCAAATCGTCCGTAAACTCGGGCGACTTCTTTTCTGATGAAGACGACGGCTCTTTAAACGTCTTCAATGGCGTGCTGCCGGACCCCGACAGCTGAACTAAATTTTTCAGCATAACCGGGCATATTTGTTGTACTGCGCTTTATTGTTGAGCGCGGGCAGCATTAATAACCGCAGCTATATCGCTGCAAGGGGGATCTCATGCGTGCGTAATGTAGTGCGATTCAAAGGACGGCCTGTTCGTAGACAGGAAGTTCTCGATGTAACTCGGATTCTCGTTCAGTTTTACGACAAGACTTCAAGTGAAGACTATGAAGAAATTGTCGTAACGCCGAAAGAGTGGTCCTTATATTCGTCGAAACACTTTGAATCCCAATTCGTCAAGGATGGGCATTTGCAAAAAGGAGTTAGTAGTGGATATCGCGAAAACACAGGCAACGATAATCGCGGCGTTCGATCGGGTAGCGGCTCGCTGCGAAGAATTCGTGGCGGTAAGTTGGCTAGCCGGCGAAGGCAAAAAGTTCGACTCGCCTCTTAGGCGTTTCGGCGATAACGTTCGCCCGTCAGCGTTAGTGCTTGAAGTAACGAGGCATGCTGGCCTAATTCTGTCTCCGGCAATGGCGCTGGCAGATCGGTCCGGCAACGTATATCTGGAAACGCTCGGCAAATGGGACTTTCGGGCCCCAATCTCTGCCAAGGGTTTCGGTTCGCAGTTGAATATGAACAAGCAAAAGCACAGGCTAAACGCGAAGCGTGGCTGTGACATGCTTCATAACATCTGCAACTACGGATATGCCGATAAGCGGGGCGAGAAGGTAACCTTCGAACCCTGTCGTTGGCCGACGGTGTACATTCCGGTTCGTGACCATATGCGGATTGACGAGGATAAGTTGACCGCATTGGCTATCCAGAATGCTCCGTCTGAGTTGGTAGAAACTTACCGGCGCAAGCTGCGCGACAGCATGCTTCGGGAGTTTGGCAACAAGACCTACATCAACGTTGCTGCGCTCACCGAAGAGTCGGCTAAGGATGTCACCAAGGCTATCAAGCACGACGCTGCGATTGAAGACTTCTCGCCTGTGTTGGGCGATATGGATCGAAATCCCTTTGGTTCGGTTAGCGACATGACCGTGTCGCTGCCGAATCCTGCCGGCAAGATTCTGGCTCGGCATGGGCTGGAGACGGCGGAGGGGATGCCGGCGTGGATTGTCGATGATATTTTGCATGGCATGTACGCCGAGCTGGGCGATATCCAGCCGGCCGAAGACGAGATGTGCGATGCGTTATTATCGCCAGACCAGCCGCTGGAAGTAACGATTGATATCAAGACGGCTATTGAAAAGATGCCGTCTGCAGCCGCAACTTATTTGCGGTTTCACGCGCCAAAGAGGGCGCAGCGGGAAGCGCTCGATGAGGAGCTATTTACAGCCGCGCTAAATCCGGCTACACCTTTAGTGTTGAGTCGCCTCAGCGCTATTCAGGTTAACCGGGCCGAGGAATGGCAGAACACGCCGTTCCCGTATCGCGGTGAGTTGTTAGCGCCCGTCGAGTTTGTTCCGAAGCGGTCGAGTTATCACCCTTCGGAAAACGTTGGTCCCGTAGCATCAGTTGAATGCGCAGAGAGTGTCCGTATGCGCATTGCTGGTGTGTAATTACTAACATGCGTTACTTCATCAAACCTGAAGATCCGGCGCTAGCGTGGTTGTTAAACATCGACGCTGCGCCGAGTACGTTACCGTTCTTCCCGGACGATAGCGGAATAGGTTTGGTAGTAGCGCAGCTCATCTCCGGTAAAGTCCTCGCCGAGGTCTTACCGACGGAAGAGCACGTTCGGTTGGTTTGCGGTGGCGGGGTTCCTCTGGGTCGGCTGTATTTTCATGTCCCGAAAACACGGCTGTATTCAGTGTGCCCCGAGTTAAGTTCAGAATCTTTCGGGGGCAACGTCTAGGCTTCGGCCATTCGTTGCCCCCTTTTTTAGCTATTGGAGCTTTTATGCCCGACTACCGAGACCCAGCAAGTGAGCGGATGGAAAACGGCCGCACCATGCTTGACGTTATGCGTGGCAGCAAGGGCCTCAAGGGGGTAATCGTGGCGCCGGCTACCCCCGGCGGTATCCCGATTAATTTTAATCCGCACGACCGGTCAAAAATTAAAATCAATGTTGTCGATCCAAACGGCACAAACGTCGGCGGTTTAACACTCGACCAGATGACTGCCCCAGCTGTTGAACAAGCTTTGGCTACCGCGCAGGCAGCCATTTCCGGTAATGATATCAATGCTATTAGGGAGCGAGCTGCTATGGTGTTTGAAGAGTTATCAAAAATGGAAAAAGCCGGCGTACAGCGCGTGCCCGTTACCCGCGCAAAGAAACAAGTTGTGCAACCGGCGCCACAACCGGAAGAAACAGAAGAAGAGCTGGCGGCAAATTTGGTAGCGGAACTAGACCCACCGCCGGCTATGCCGCCGCTTGAAAAAATTGATCGAAACTACAGTCCAATGGCCGCGTTTGGTTTGAAGAAACAATCAAACAATCCCGTCCCGACGGCAACAGCTACAGCGCACAAAGCAGGCCCGCCGCAGAAATTGCTGTATTTTGAAAAAGAGGGCATCGGCACAGTTCCGGCGTTTTTTCACGACGTAATTGTGTCTGTTGCGCAGGTCTCTCCCGACAGCATCGAGGAGAACGGTTTCATCGTATTAATTTACGATCTGCGTTTTGAGCAAAACGCGGCTCGATGGTTTCCGCCGTCAAATGATCCATATCAGCGGCCGTGGGCTGTGCAAATTAACGACGATCGGCGGTTATACCTTGTCCATACGACGGGATTTCAGTATGTTTATGATAACCGCGAGTACTGTGTTTTACTCGTTGAGCGCGCCGTGCGGGCAAATTACGACGAGGTTTAAACCGTGGAAAAATGTGGAGTTATAAAAGCCGGCGTCACACCCCCTGAGCACGAAGACGCCGTACAACCAGCAGAAAAGAAAGCGCAGGTTCAAGCGCTTGATAGTGATTTCCGCAAACGAGCCGCGGACACTGTGCAAACAACGGCCAAATAGCACGAGGCGCCCGTGTCGCTCCAACCATCTGCTTCTATGGGGTACAACTCGCTCGGCCGCGGCGTACAGGCCGACGAGCGGTTTCCCGATCCGTTCTGTGACGTAGCCAGTTTGTCGATGCCAGAGAGCATCCAGACGGCACTGCGCTGGACGGAATACATCATGAACGCGAATGGCCCGTATAGGCAGGCCATTGATCGCGTCGTGTCATACTTTATTACTGACGTTGAAATTCGGGACGTTGGCGAAAACAAAACAGGGCGCGAAGAAAAAGAAAAATACGAAACGTTTTTAGCTGACACGCTGAGCATTAAAAACGTGCTGCACGCTGTAGGCATGGATTACATGACCTACGGAAATTCTTTTACCAGTTTGCTCGTGCCGTTTCGCCGATACTTGTTCTGCCCTAAGTGCGGGCTAGAGATGCCGCTAGATCGGGTAATGAACTCAGACCAGTGCGCGTTTTCGTGGCAGAACTTCCAGTTTCACGCGAGCTGTCCGAAATGCAAATACGTCGGACCTTGGAAACACGTTGACCGGCGCAGCGGCGACACAGGCCACATCACAGTCAAGCGCTGGAGCCCGCACGAAATTGATATCTTGTGGGACCCGTACACCGGCGAATGCTCGTACGTGTGGAAGATTCCCGAAGACTATCGCACGCTGATCAAGCAAGGGCATCTGCATCATCTTGAGCGCGCGAGTTGGGAAGTCATTCAGGCGATCAAGAACGGCCAGAACTTGATGTTCGACAAGGGCGTTATTTTTCACTTGAAAGAAGATCCACTCGCCGGCATGCGAAACCGCGGGTGGGGCATCTCGCGCGTGCTTTCCAACTTTCGAGAAGCGTGGTACTACCAGATCCTCAAGCGCTACAACGAAGCCGTGGCGCTCGATTATGTTATCCCGTTCCGCGTGATCACGCCGATGCCGCGCGGTGGCGACGCGCAGTCGTCCGACCCTGTTCACACGATTAACCTGTCAAGCTTTACGGCGCGTGTAAATTCGATGATTCGTGCGCGCCGCACCGACCCTGCGCGCTGGAACATTCTTCCGTTTCCGGTGCAGTATCAAGCGCTCGGCGGCGACGCGTCTCAACTTGCGCCACGAGACTTGCTCGATCAGGGCTTAGAGACGTTACTGAAGTGCATCGGTATGCCGGTCGAGCTGTTTAACGGCACGTTAACTCTCCAAGCCGCCCCGGCGGCTCTACGGCTGTTTGAGGCGAACTGGAGCCACCTACCGCACAACATGAACCTGTTCCTTAACGAACTGGTGTCGGCTATTTCGCGCGTCATGTCTTGGGAGCCGGTGAGCGTCAAGCTTATGCGCGTCACGCACGCCGACGACCTCAATCGCCAGATGGCCAAGCTGCAGCTCATGCAGGGGCAGCAGATCAGTAAGAGCACCGGCCTGTCGAGCGTTGGTCTGGATTACCGCGACGAGATCAAACAGATGCTCGAAGAAGAAAAGATCTACGCGGAAGAGCAGGAGCACATGCAGGCAGAGATGCAGCAGGCGCAGCAGATGAAAGACATGAGTCAGGCGCCCGACATGATGTCAGGTGTCGGCAACACCGGTGCCGGCGCTACGGGTATGCCGCAAGGAGGCGGCCCGCCGGCTCAAGCCCCCGCGGGTGGTATGCCGGGTCAGATGCCAAGCCCGGTCGATCAGTTCCTGTCTCAACGGCAGAATTCGCCAAACGTACCAAGAACACCAGAAGAGCTGCAGCAACAAGCACAGCTTATTGCCAATCAGCTACTGTCTATGCCTGAGTCTACAAAAGACGGCGAGTTGATTAAATTGAAACGGGCGGATTCAACGATGCACGCGCTTGTGACCAGCATCATTGACGACATCCGGCAACAGGCGCGTTCTCAGGGCGGCGCAATGGTGATGGCGCAACAGTTTGGCCAAGGCGCTCCTGCTCAATAACACATGCGCATTGGTATCTATACACACTACGCTCACTGTGACGAAGCGTACTTTGCTGTGCGGCTGGCTGATTTTTTACGTACACAAGGCGTCGAGTACACCATTTACTCTGACGCATCGCCGGCGAAGCTTTGCACGCACCACGACCGCATTGTCATTCATAAAAAGAAATGCCCGTTTACTCACTGGGCAAAAACGTGCCACACAATTATTTACACCCAACCGCCGCGGCTTGACACGTTGAATTTTATTCGGCGTTTTGGAATACGCACAATTATCGTTCCGATGTGGCAAGAGCTTATGCGGCCGTTTCGTAAAGCCATGCAGCGCGTTGACCACGTAATTGCTATGAACTCAGAAGCGCGCGAGCTTTTTGCCAAAGTCTATAAATTAAAGAACGTCACGTACATTCCATTTGACGTCGGTTTGCCAACCACAAAAAAAACTAAGCCGGTGAACAGTCGGCAGGTAAAGATATTTTTACCGTGGTTTGACCGGAACGCTCGCTGCGCGAACAGCCAGTTTCTCGGCCTGCTCGGCTACCTGCTTGAACGTATGCCAGACGCGCAGCTCACGGTAGCGATTACGTCTTGCCGGTTTGCCCCGTCTGTGGCCAAGTTTTTTCAAACGCTCGGTCGCAAAACAAACGGGCGCGTAAAACTGGTGCGCAACACGCCGCTCGCCAAACGCCCGGCTATGTACACGGCGCACGATTTGACGATACTGCCCGCTGAGTGCGACAACTACGGGTTTTGTAGTCTGACGTCTATCAATTGCGGGACACCAGTACTTTCATTTGCCCTGTCTCCGCAGATTGACTTCGTGTATCAAGATGCGAATGGCGTGCTTGTAAAAACGCGAGTAGACTACGACGAAAATGGCGTTCCTCACGCAGCGCCAGATTATGAACATCTGATCACTGTCCTGCAGACATTTATTGCAGAGCCCGTGCATATCGACAACCTCAACCGCCGGGTGAACTACAACTTATCAACGCGCCGCAAATCGTTTGAGCTAGGCTGGCAAACGCTACTCAAACTTGTGTGACGGCATATGGAGATGCCATGAAAAAATCTGACAACCCAGTAGTGCCATTACGGCAAATACTGGCTTTCGCCGAGCAGCACTACCGAGATCTACGCACCAACGCCGGAATCAGTCTTATAGAGCACAGCAAACAGGTAGCGCGGCAAGCCGAGACAATTGCTCACAAACTGTATCAAGATGTCCGCGCTGACTACTTACCCGACGACACGAAAGACAGCATTTCGTCAATTATTCAGGGCGCTCTTTTGCACGACGTTCTTAATGTGAGCGCGTGCGCATTTGAAAACATTGCCGAGATTTCGACCGTACAAGTGGCTGCGATGGTTGCAGACATTAGCCGCGATTTTCGCATGGTCGAGACAAAACGCGATATGGAGTTTCGGGGTCGCGTCAGCGGTAGTCCGGTCGGCGCGCAGATCATCGTGCTTTCCGACATCATCTGTACCGCTAAAGATTTGCTGGTGCTGGTCACTGAAAATGGAACAGCGGCTGTACCAAAAGCAAAAAAGATTCTTACCCAACTTGACGGCGACTTACTGGCGTTGCGCGCAGCTGAGCGGTTCTACATGCTACGGCTGTTTTCACACGCCGCGCGCAATCTTCTGAGCGACGTAAGCCGCGCGATTAAAGAGTGTCGGCAAAAAGCCAAACTTGACAAACTCGTAGCACAATCTACAACCGGGATACGCGCCAAGGCAGCCGAAGCAGAAATAGCAAAACCAGCGGCTGTTAAAAAGAAAAGGGAGGTTCGATATGCCCGCAAGCGAAGTGTTGAATAATATCCTCGCTGATTTTACGGCAAATAAGCCAGAACTCGTCAGCGACCAGCTAAAAGCTTTTTGCGAATACGCCGCCACGTGGTTGGCCACAAATAGCGTTGTCGGGGTCGGGCATACGCCGAACGGGCTGGCGCTTCGATTTGCCGACGGTCGCGAACTGTTGCTCTTTGAGCCGCTGGCCGAACTTGTTATCCCTGTGCCCGACGATATTGGTATCACCGGCACACAGAGCAAAATAACAAAACCCGTTGCCGGCGACACCCCTAGCTTTCAAATTACCGGTCGCTAAACGAAAGGAACCCAGTGTTCGTTTGCTTCGAAGGAATCGACGGCGCCGGCAAGACGACGCAGGCGCGCATGTTGTTGCAGCGGTTGCATAAAGAAGGCGTAGCCGCGACACAGGTAGCCGATCCGGGAACAACGAGCATTGGTACGGCTATACGGCAGATCCTTCTGCACAACGACGCGCCGATCACACCCGCCGCACAAATGCTGTTGTTCTCGGCCGCCCGGGCAGAGTTATCGGCTCACATCAACGAACTGTTGGCGCAGGGGCAGGTTGTGATATGCGATCGGTGGCTGTTGTCTACGCTCGTCTATCAGGGCGAAATAAATAACATATCAACGGACCTGATCGTCAACATTTTTCGCGAGACGTCATACATCTGCCCTGACATTCTGTTTCTCATGGACATAGCGCCAGAGAATGTCAGGAAGCGCCGCCCCGTTGGTCACACGCGCCCCGACCGGTACGAACGGCGGTGCGTCGAGGACCAGCACAGAATGCGGGCGGCGTACAAGACACACGCGGCGCACCGCCCCCACGCCAGCATTGTGCATCACATCAATGCTGACTCGCCGGCCGACTCGACGCACGACGAGATTTATCGGTTATTTTCTGTTGTTTCGCGTAAGACTGCCCCGCATACATGAAAGGATTCATATGCTAGTTTTGTCGCCGGAAGTTGCGCAGAAAAAAGCCGATCGCGAAAAGTTTGTTCGTATAACGCTGGAGACAGCGACGCAGCGTGAAATTAAACGGCAGCAAAAAACGGCGGGCGAAGAGTTAGCGCACCTGTGCTTAACGTTGCATCAACTTGCGCAAAAGTATGTGCCGCGGTCAGCGCAGACATTTCGCGACTTTGACGCACTTACCCGCTCTACGCGGGCTATGCAAAAGATGGGGCTTAAACCAGCGGTATCCGCAGAGATAGCTGCCCCAGCAGCCGCTGTCGAGGCATCTGTGGTTTTAAATTCGCCAGAGTATCGGAGGTTACAGAATAGATTTGTGGCGGTTCTCGCAACTATTGCCGATATGCCGGAGAAAAATACACCCCCCGGGCACCCCGAATATCAAAAGGGCGTGCGCGAAGGCTATCGCCGCGCTAGCGATATTGCTATCTTATTTCTAGAAGATCTCCACATTGGAGTAAGAAAATGACAGCACAATCGCAACGCACCCTCGCCGAACTATCCGATTTAAATCCTGAAGCCGTGTTGTTTGACAACATGGATTCGGCGCTTATCGGGCTCGGGTACATTGCCAACGAGGCGCCGGTGGCCGTTTATAGCCGCGCAAAAATTTATGCCAAGCTTTTGCGCGACGGATTTTCCCAAGACGATGCCGACGAATATTACGCCGGAAAATTTGTAGCCTTGCGCGCCGGTAATTTAACACCTGTAATTGTTGACGATTTTCAGGAGGAGTAATTTCGTGGCCACAGTTGTTGTTAACAGCCTCAATCACATAGAATTTAGAAACGTAAATGCGGCTAAAGCACAAAATGACTCGCCAACTGTTAGCTTTCAGGCCGGCGAATGGGCGGCCGAAAATCACGTTGAAGCAGGAATTGTTGTTGATGTATACGGCCCAGAAGCGCCAATCCTAACGTCCGCGGATGCGCGCAAATTGGCAAAATGGCTTAACCGCGCGGCCGACGAGCTAGAAGGCACGCACAAGAAGAACAACAAGCATAAACAGCGCCGGCATTATGAGTCTGATGACGACAACACGTATTAGGTTACGCCATGGCAAACAAAAAAATATCTGAACTGTCGGTTAAATCTACACCAACCTCGAACGACATCATCCCAATCGTTGATATGGCGGCAACCCCGCCAACGACTAAAAGCGTAACTGTTGGCTCGTTGACAGCAGCCGGCTCAGCAGGCGCAACAGGCCCAACAGGTGTAACTGGCCCTACTGGGCTTACAGGCGCAACAGGCGCAACAGGCCCAACAGGTGTAACTGGCC